GACCTTGATGTCGTAGTAAAGAACACCCAGCGGATTGATAATCTGGAAAGGGCATTGGGTAGGACGCAGAAGGCATCATTCAATCTTGGCACGGCGGCGAAGGTCGCCGCTGGAGCGATAGCGGCCATTGGTGTTGGTAGGGCGATCAGCAGTTTGATTAATGTTGGAAAGCAGGTCGAGGGTCTTGGCCTAAGGTTTAAATTCTTATTTGGTAGTGCTGAAGAAGGTGCCAGAGCATTTGACACCTTGACTGAATTTGCTGGTAAGGTTCCGTTCAGCCTTGAACAGATATCAGCGGCATCAGGTAATTTGGCTGTTGTGGCTAAAGATGCTGATGAATTGAAAAATATTTTAGAGATCACTGGTAATGTGGCCGCGGTTACTGGATTAGATTTCCAGACCACTGGTGAGCAGATCCAAAGGGCGTTATCGGGTGGTATAGCATCAGCTGACATCTTTAGGGAAAGAGGTGTTAGGGCTCTGTTAGGATTCAAAGAAGGTGCTACGGTTTCTATAGAAGAGACCAGAGAAGCGTTCCAAAGGGTGTTTGGTAAGGGTGGAGAGTTTGGTGGTGCCACTGATGAGTTTGCTGAAACATTAGAAGGAACCCTTTCAATGTTACAGGATAAATTGTTCAAATTCCAAGATGTAATATCTAGGGAATTCTTTGATACCTTGAATAGTGAATTAGGTGATCTCAATGAATTCTTTGAAGATAATGCGGATGTAATAGATGAATATGCCACAGCGATAGGTCAGGGTTTAGCAACGGCTATTATTGGAACTGGCAATGCCTTAAAATTCTTGAAAGATAATAGTGATCTTGTTATGATGGCATTGGGTGGCATTGTAGGTCTAAAAATAGGTGCTATGTTCTTGCGTATCGCGGCAAGTATAAGAACGGCTACGATCGCTATGGGAACATTTAACTTGGTTGCGTTGGCAAATCCATTGGTATTGTTAGCGACGGCGGTTGCTGGTGTGGTTACGGTCTTCACGATGTTGAAAGATGAAACAGATAGAGCCACAGACGGTTTAGAAGATTATCTGGATGTTAGCAATGAGGTCATAGAGCTAACGGAAGAAGAAAAAGCTGAATTAGAGGAATTGAATCAGAAGAGACTAGAACAGGCTAGGGTTTTACAGAACATAAATGCGCAGTATAAAGATTACAGGACCATCTTGCCAGAGATCACTGCTAGGGAGGCTGGATTGGCCAAGGCTATAGAAGCCAATATCATCAATTATGAAAATCTAAAAGGTGCCAACAAGAGTTTTGTTGATAATCTTTTACAATTGAATGAAACCGAGATTCAGGCCATCGCTCGTAAAGAAAAAGAGCAATTGGATAGGACAAAAAAATTATATGACACTGGTGAAATCAACCACAGAGAGTTTGAGCAATTAAAGACAATCATCACCAAGGATGCCATTGCGCAGAGGACTAGATTAGAACAAGAAGAAGCCAACAAAAGAGCCCAGCTCCATCAGGATAATCTTGATAGGATCAAGCAGGGCAAGTTCAATGAATTAGATCTAGAAAATATGACTACCAAAGAGAAGGTAGAAATAGGTAAGGCAGGGTTTATGAGTATGTTAGATAACCTGGCCTCTTTCAATAAGAAGGCGTTCGAGGCTAGGAAAAAAGTCCAGATAGCAGAGGCATTGATCAACACATACAAGGGTGTGACTAATGCGCTATCGACTTATCCACCACCTTTCAGTTTCATATTCGCGGCGGCCCAATTAGCGGCAGGTATGGCGCAGGTGAATGCCATAAAGGGAACCCAATACCAAGGTAGGCGTAGGGGAGGTCCTGTTGTGCCGGGTGAGACATATATGGTTGGTGAGGATGGCCCTGAAGAATTCCGTCCTAGGACGAGTGGCAGTATCGTGCCAAATGGTGGGGGTGGTAGGACAGAAGTGGTAATTAATTTTAACATCAATGCTGTAGATGCCGCAGGTTTTGATACCTTGTTGGCAGAGAGGAAAGACACCATTATAGGTGTGATCAACCAAGCGTTGAATGAAAATGGGCAAAGGAGTCTGGTTTAATGAGTGGAACTTTATCAACGAATTTTTTTGTTAGTGCGTCAATCACCAGTGAGACCACTACTAGGATCACTGAAAGTTTGAGTGGTATCACATATAGGAAAGCAGTAGGAACACAGCATTGGTTGATGACGGTAACGAGTAAGTCATTAGACCGCGCAGAGCAGGGAGCCTTGTTTGCGTTTTTGGCCAAGCAAGAAGGAATGTTGGGCAGTTTCACTTTTGTGCCGCCAATATATGGATCAACCAGTAGTGATAATGCCACGGGCACACCATTGGTCACTCAAGATTATGTGGCTGGTTTATCCAGTGTGCGAGCCAATGGAGGTGGAGGCACCCTTAAGAGTGGTGATTTCATAAAATTCAGTAATCACGACAAAGTGTATATGCTGACTGCTGATGTCAATCAAGATTTGAGCAGTGAGGATACCTTTGAATTTACGCCTAGATTAGAGCACGAAGTTGATAACACCACCACGATAATTTATAATGATGTGCCTTTCAAAATGATGTTAATGAGTGATAGGCAGGTGTTCAAGACCAATCTAGATGGCACTTCCAGAATAGAAATTTCATTAGCAGAGGATCATTAATGTCGAGAAGATTGTCTTCGGGATTGATCACTTCATTGTCGGGTAGGCAAATCAGAGTAGTTGATCTGATTGAAATCCATTTGGCGACCGCTTTGTATTTCAATAATGGTATCATTGACCTGGATTATGATAGTGCCAGCGCACCAGACGCAGGTGTTAATTCTTATTTGGCACAGGGCCAGTTCATTGGATTGGGTAATGTCCAGGAGACCAAGGATCTTAAAATTGGTTCAATGAGTGTTGCCTTTACCGCAGTTGATTATACCACATTGGGTTATGTGTTGAATAATGAATATATTGATAGGCGTGTGGTTATCTACAGGGCTGTGTTAGAAGATGATTTGTCCCTTGATAGCACCAAGGTGTTCCAGTATTTTGATGGTAGGATAAAGGATTTCAATATTAGTGAATCCAAAGATACGGCTACCTTGTCATTTAATGTTGGTAGTCAATTTGCTGATTATGAGAAGTTGGCTGGTAGGAGGACTAATAGTGATAGCCAGCAGAGATTTTTTGCTAATGATGTGGGATTTGAATTTGCTCCACAGATACAGACGGATATTAAATGGGGGAGGACATAATGATCATAGATGATATCAGGATTAGAAGGATGGTGGGAAAAGATATAGGCCAGTTGTTCAATATGGTCAAGATGTCGTTGGTGGAGAAAGGTATAGAAAATATTCGAGATGATATCTTAATGACGCAGTTGAAGAATGATATGTCGCGTAGGATTGAAAGTTTCAATTTTGGATTGTATAAAATGAATACGCTAATAGGCTTCGTTTTTCTTGATGTGGGTGCTAGGTTTTATGATGATTCCGGATTCGCAATTATAGATTCTATTTTCCTTTTACCTGAATTCAGGACCCCTGAGAATTATCGCAAATTGTTAAATCCTGTGTCAAAATTGATTGATGATCTTGATATTAAGGATGTGAAGACAAGTGATAATTGGACATTGTGTAATGATTGTGAGGTGTTTAAAGAAACCATCGCTATGATGGCTGAACCTCAGACTTTATATAGGATAAAAAGATAATGCCGTTCCATAAGAAATTTTTTGATAAGGTAAAAGATTTTGTTGATGATGCCATAGATTTTGTCACTGACACGGTCAAGGCGGTTGTTGATATAGTCGCTTCACCTTTCGCTATGCCTTCAATGGGTGGTGGTGATTTAACCGCAGGGCAAGTCAATAACCAGATCCTAGGTCCATTATTGAATAAGGATTCTGGTGTGGGTAATATACCTGTGATTTATGGGCAAAGGCGTGTTGGAGGTTATCGTGTTTTCGTTTCGACTAATGGCACAGACAATGAATACCTGTATGTGGCTTTGGCCATTTGTGAGGGTCAGGTCCAAGGTATCGATCAAATTTTCATTGATGATGAAGAGGTAGTGGTCAGCAGTTACGCCCACGGGGTCCAGGGATCACCAAGTTCTGGTCCGTATCAGGATAGGTTGATCACACAATTTTTTGATGGTAGGGAAGACCAGACGGTTTCAACCTTGTTAGATGCCGCTCCGGGTTGGGGTTCGAACCATAGGTTGAGAGGTGTGGCTTATTTGGCTTGTAGGTTTAGATGGAAGAAGATCGAGAACCAAGAGGACGCTGATAATAATCCTTATAGATCTGGAATACCTAAAATTCAGGTGAGGATCCAAGGCAAGAAAGTTTTCAATGTGTTATCTGGTTATTCACAGAATTTTGATGGCACGATCACCAATGCCAATAATGGTGGGCCAAGTGATACCACCAGCACGGTAGGTTACACGGGCAATTATGCTAATGGAACCAATGTCACAAGACCACCAATTCCGCTGACAAGGGGAGGAAATTATACCGGTAATATTTTTTTAACCACAACGAGCACCAATGCTTTGGTCAAAATAAAAATGGTCAATACCGCAAGTGCTAGGGATAACACGCCAGGTGATTTGCTAACGGTCGTGACGAATTATGCTGTGTATAGGACTGATTCTGGTCCAACACAAGAAATCTTCAATAGTAATACTGATGGCAGGCCTTATAATTCAGTGACGACCACTGATAGCACTCCCGCCACTTCTTTCATTGATGAAGATATAGTGATCCCAGCGATTGGCACATACCAGATACAATTGACTTCAACGGTGGGACCTTTTACTGGGTCGCAGGGACCAGATCCTTGTGGATCAATTTCTTGGTCTGTTGAATTACCGACCACCAGCACGGTTGCGCATTCGACCGCATATGCTGATGAGACGGAAGTCTATAATAACAACCCAGTGAATGTGTTAGTTGATTATTTGCGTAATCCAATTTATGGGAAAGGTCTGACCAATGATTATTTCGATTGGGATAGTATCGCTTTGGCGGCACAGCAGTGTGATCAGACGGTGCCATACACCACTACCACGACGGGCAAGTTCAGTGTGTTCGATGGTGTGTTGGAGACCTCAGAAAGCCTGTTGAATAATGTGAGGAGCATCTTGGCCAGCTTCAATGGTATAATGCCATACCAGGCTGGAAAGTATTTCTTGAAAATCCCCCATGGGGGAAATATCGCAGATATTGATGCCGCACCAAACCCACCGCCAGTGGTCAAAATAATAGATGAAGATGTGTTGGTTGGTGGTTTAAGGATCCAGGGCGAAAGTAAAAGTCGTAAGATAAACCAATTGAGGGTAACTTATACTGATCCTGATGCTGATTACCAGCCTAATGATGTGTTCTGGCCACCTTCAGATAGTAGTGTGTATGCCAATTATTTGTTGGAAGACAATGACATCCCATTGGACAAGGAAGTTGCTATGCCGCATTGTGCGAATAGGGAGAGGGCGTTGAACATCGCCGAGACATTGGTCAAGACCAGTAGAAACAAGATGGCTGTCCAATTTTCAACCACTAGTGCTGTGACAGATGTCAGTGTTGGTGATCTCGTCAGGATCCAGAATAAGAATTTGAATTTTGATGGTGTGTTCAGGATAGAAAGTATCAATATGAATGCTGGGGGTGATTTAGGTTTCGTTGCTACGGAACATAATAGTGCTGATTATGTGTTGGATGGTCAGGCAGCGGCCGCACCTAAACCAACGATAAATCTTCCTAATCCGTTGTTGGTCAGCCCACCAACCAATGTCAGTGTATCACAGAGCACCGCGTTGTCAGGTAGTGGTTATACGGCTGATGAACAATTGGATATCACTTGGACCGCATCAACGGATCCATTTACTACGGAATATATTGTCCAGGTCAAGAGGGCCGCTGATTCGACTTATTATACCGTTGGGATAACCAACGATACAGAGTTTATATGGGGACCAGTCAGTGCTGGGGACCAATGGGACATCAGGGTCGCTTCTCGTAATGAGTTAGATAGGAGAAGTGATTACGCCAGTGCGGCAACCTTCACGGTGTCGTAATGAAACAGACTATTTTTGATTTGAAAATTTTGGCGTTTGGATATTACAAGTGTAGTAGGGCTTCAAAAAAATCTGTGTGTGTTGGACGCCATACCTGTAAATTTATTTTAGATAGGAAATATCAGCGGACCTTGAGATGGATAGATCTTCGATTGTTAGGTGGTTGAATGCCGGATCTATAATAGTATCAGATACAAATCTAATCTTGATGTTGAATTCAGATTGATAATTGCGTAGCAATTTCAGTTTAGGGTTTGATACCTTGCTGGCTCCTTTTTTGTGTGTGTAGTATTGATCGAACAGGCTTGATGTGTCATTTTTGTGCCATCCACATCCAATGATTGTGATTTCCTTTGCTGATAGATGCCATAGGGCAAGGGCTATGGCTAGTGTGCCAGAATCCTGTGGCCTTAACCTGGTGGGAGTGATGACTTCTTTGAAAAATGCTGTCTTAAAGCCGTTTTTGGCCCAGAAAGTGGTATTGAACATTTTGGTGTTTTTGGTATCTTTGGTAATGAGATCACGGGTTTGTGGATCATAGACCACGATGTGTGCGGTAGGCCTGATTTGATAGAAATAGTTACAACCAATTTCATTGGGTTGTAGGGGCAGTGTGGTGGCGATGCTGGCCACCGAAGGATGATTGAACCATATTAGCATATAGGTTATTTAAAATGTGGAAGGTGGCTTGCTGGAGAATGAGAGTAAGATCTCATTGGGATACAAACCACCATTTGTATTTAAAAATAATAGGCTTTTAAAACTACGCTATAAATAGATGTGTAGGCAAGGAATAGGCTCCATTTAATTTCAGTAGATAGGCAGTGTAAAGTCCAGGGAAATGCGGCTGAAAAGCGACAGGTGAATCCCGTTAGGAGATTGTTAAAAATAAATGATGGTGCTCTGAGAAAAAGCAACACCAGTTTGATCCATAATGATTGTAAGCAGGATGGATTAGATCGCGTAGGATAGAATGAGCGAACAGGTATAGCCTTACCGCCTGGTTTAGACAGCGACTTACAGATGAGTGATACTCACATAAAGTATCCCAAATGATTCGGCTAGAGATAGCCGAATTATGAGTTCAATCTACATAAAGAGAGTTAGCCAATTGAAAAAAAGAAATGAGCGTAGCGAATTTCTGGGTCTTTGTGAAGACCCTAAAGGATGTGTGTTGTGATCAATTGCGTGTAAATATAGAAGGAGTGAGTTGGTCGATAATTCCTTGCAGAACTAACCGACTAAATTGGATCCATCCTAGGATCTGGTGAGCCATACAGCTCACTCCACTTGAAAGGGATATGATGGACATAGTCAAGAAACCAATCGAAGAAGTGAAACCTTATCCCCATAATCCCCGTAGGAATATTGATACCATAGACAAGGTCAAGATCAGTATAAAGAAGTATGGTTTCAATCAGCCAATAGTGGTAGATAAGTCAATGTCAATAGTGGTAGGTCATACCAGATATGCTGCCGCCATGGAATTGGGTTTGACGGAAGTGCCAGTGGTGATCGCTGACCTTGATGAGAAGCAGGCCAGGGCTTATAGGATAATGGATAACAAGGCCCATGATTTTACAAAATGGGATGTTGTTGATTTGAAGAAAGAAATAGAAAGCCTTCCCAATGTTGAAGCCACTGGATTTAGATTGAAGGAGTTGGATGATATCCTGTTCCCGGAGTTGGGCCTGATTGGCAAGGATCATCAGCATAATAG